TCGCTGGTGTGATCGCCAGAACAAGCCGAGTGTCGGAGATGTGGTTCGCACCAGCCGGTCTCAATAGAGGTCGTCTCCTGACAGCGTTGGACGTGGAGTATAGCCCGACGCAGGGGGAAAGGGACCTTCTCTATGGATTCAATAACGCCGTCAACCCGATCGTGAACTTCCCACAGGATGGCATCACGGTTTGGGGCCAAAGAACGCTCCAGAGGAAAGACAGCGCACTCGACAGGGTAAATGTCAGAATGCTCCTGATCTATCTCAAGAAGATTCTAATCCGTACTTTGCGATTCTTCCTGTTTGAGCCTAATGACAGATTCCTCAGGGATCAGGTGACAGCCACTATAGAGCCGCTTCTGAGCGATGTCATGGCGCGCAGGGGATTGACCGGCTATAAGGTGGTTTGTGACGAAACAAATAACACGCCGATCAGGATCGACCGTAATGAACTGTGGGTATCGGTCTTCTTGAAGCCAACACGCGCAGCCGAATTCATCGTCCTGAATCTGGTCATCTTGCGGACGGAGCAGAGTTTCTCGGCTGATGAGGTGCTGGCAGCAGGTGGCGTAGTTCTGACTAATACCCAATAAAGGAGAGAACCATGCCAGGATTTAACATTGAAGGTGCCTGGTCCGAAGGCCCTCCTCACCAGACTGAATTGCGCAGAAAGCATAGATGGCTTTTCACTGTTGTTGGTGTGCCTGACCCAGGTAAGAACCGTGCCACATTGTTCCTGCAGAAATGCACTAGGCCAACTGTAAAGTATGGCGAAGCAATAATGCACCACGACCAGGAACAAGCCTACTTCGCTGGCAAGACGGAGTGGGAACCCATTACTTTGGATTTCTACGACGCAGAACAGGATCCAGATGTATCCCAATGGATTTGGGATTGGGTTTGCGGTGGAGAGCAGACATCAGTTGCAGATATCGCAGCAGTCACTGTTGCGAGACCAAATCAGTATAAAAAGCAGGGCAAAATTGAGATGCGCGACGGGAGGGGATCAGCCACAGAAAGATGGAAGCTAGAAGGCATGTGGCCACAAGAGACCAATTGGGGAGAGCTAGACTATTCCACTAGCGATATTGCTATGGTCACCGTCAAGTGCAGGTTCGACAGAGCAATTCGTGTTGTTTAAGACATTGGGTCACGTATGCCGGGATTCAGCATTTCTGGTAACGAAGGTGATTCTTTACCTCTTCCCAATCCAGATGTAAAAAGAGCCCACAGATGGCGTATAGAAAAGTTCGGGGCCGTTGATGGTAACCCATTGTTATCAGTCTCAGAATTATTATTAGCCAAATCTGTAACAATGCCCACCTTCGGATTCGAGGAGCAAAATATCCTTGGCGGCTCTATTCCGTACAAATTTGCAACTAGGCCATCATTTAGCGATTTAGTTGTGGCTTTTTATGATTTAATTGGGTTGGAGCCGAAAATTAGGAAATGGTATCAAAAAATATGGTCAGCAGGCACTGGTATTGGCCAAGCAGATAATTACAAAGATGAAGTCATATTATATCTAACTGATGGTACTGGTGCCGCAGTTGACGATGCTTGGGCATTTGTGAATGCGTGGCCGAAAGTAATCAATCACGGCGAATTGACATATGAAGTATCAGACTTTAAACTATTGACAGTAACAATATCATACGACGTTATCGAATTCAGGCCTCCAGGGGCAGCTGCAGCCGCAGAAGCCACGCAAATGGCTGCCAATGCCCAATTCCCACCTGGAATCGCCGCTAGAGCACTCGTAGGCAACGAGTTCACGCAAACGCCATATTGATGCGATCTCAATGAGTACATAGTATATGGTTATGGATAGGAGAACTATACATGGATAGTGAAAAAGATTTTCCCACGGAAGATCCAAAGGCAAATCCAATAGAAAATAAAAAGATACTTGATGAGATCTTGCAGAAGCCAGCCGAAGATCTTATACCATGGGAAGAGTGCACGCTTCCAAGTCGAGGTGTGTATTACGATGGAAAGATCCCAAATGGTGTGGTAGAAGTCAAGGCGTGGGGCATACAGACTGACAAGATCCTGGCAACACAAAGGCTGGCCCAAACTGGCCAATCTTTGGATTATATGTATAAGAAATGCGTTAGATTGCCAAACAATTTTGATCATGCCAATCTAATAGTGGGCGACAGGATGTTCTTACTGTATTATCTGCGTGGTATAACATATGGCAATATTTATGAGTTCATCGTAGAATGCAACAACGAAGATTGTGAACGTGCGTGGACCGTTGAATATGATCTCAATAAAATAGCGGAGACAATTACCACCCCAAATTCGGAAATTGGGCTAGAACCGTTTAAAGTGGTTTTGCCATATCTATCAGAATATGCAAAAGCTGAGGTATGGGTAAAAGTTAGATTCCTTCGTGGATATGATTTGGCGCACATGATGCAACAGAGAAGGTTTAAAAAAGGATTTAGGCAAACAGCACGATCGAAATCAAGAGTAGCCAGATCAAAAGAGCGCAAGGTGTCAGAAGAAACGCTAGACAAAACTATCGAAGAGAATCTTAAATTAGCTATTGTTGAGGCGATGGGTGATAACGACCCACGTAAGATAGATGCTCTGATAGAGAGGATGCATTCCAAAGACACTTCTGTTATCAGAGAATTTCTGCGCGCCAATACCCCTGGCATCGACACTATGATAGAAGTTCAATGCCCTGACTGTGGCAATGCTATGACGATTGATTTGCCGATCACCGAAAGCTTTTTTCGTCCAACGGAACGGGGAGGCCCTGGAGAAAGAGTATTGGGCTCTGATGAATCAGTCATTCCTGCTGAAGGAATACGGAAAACTGAATCTATGGGAACAGAATCAATTGACGGCTGAGGATAGAAAATGGTGGATTGATAGAATAAATGAAGAAATAGAGAGAAGGAATAAACAGCAACAACGATCAGCATCAAACGCTAGAGATCACACGCCGGGCAATCCCACCGTATAGTCAAATATACTCTGAAGGCATGTAAGGGGTATATTATGGCTGAATATAACCGCATCTCAGGGCGCGTCAATAACATAGTCAATCTAGATACGATCTTCTATCACAATGGCGTTGCTGAAGATCCATATGCGATAAGAAGAATCGATATCTACAAAGGATCTGTGACAGACGACAACTTAGAGGCTTCCATAGTCTTGCCTCCGCCAGACGATCCGACATACCCATATCCAGTGGTAAGAATTTCAGAGGGCGGCGTGTCGCTTGAAGGGCACTTTTCACTGCCATTTCTCGTGCCAAGCGATTTTGTAGCACCAGAAGTCTATTTCGATGTGTGGAGATTTATTGGTAGCGATCCTGGTGGGACAATCGATATAGACGAAGAGGATGAATCCACTTGGATCTCGCAGTGCAACAGATTCTGGGTATATCCCGATGGATGGTATTTGGATGACGAGCTAACAACTATCAGAATAGGGTTCGAAGCGCTTGACATGCATTTCAGGAAACCTGAGATAAGAAATCTTGAGGTTGGCCTGGTGCCACTGCCCTTGTATGATTTTGATTATAATCGTGTTATCCCGCTAATTCCACAGCTTCAAGCTTTTATTCAAATTGAAACTGAAAACGGTGAAGTGATAGTTGGTGGCACTCCAAAAGTCGGTTGTGATGGCCTTCCTTGTCCCGCTGGATCTGACGGCGAGCTTGATATTCAAGGAAGGGCCAGGATCGGGGTAAGGCAGGGAAGTTATCGTACCAACCCATATGTAGTACAGTACAAGATTGACACAAGCGATTTCCTAATTGGGACTTACAAGTATAGAATTATACTTGTTCTTCCGAATGGCGAGACCCGCGTTTCCGATGATATGCGATTCGATGTTGCCTAATGAAGAAGCCAATCAAAAAGAAAAGCGGATTTCTCACACCGGAACTGCCGCAGCCGACAGAAGGGCTGAAGCCGTGTCCCGAATTTAGCCATTTCTCTGGCCACATTACAAAAGTCAGATTGCCAGTCAGACAAGAACCAACACTCAAACATGAGCTATCAACAGAGGATGAAAACAAGCTATCCCCTGATAGGGGTGGCCTGAGGTTAAGCTTGTTATACGATACTCAGCATCCACTCAATGTATTGCCGCCAAAGCTGAAAAGACGAATTGATCTGATGATGAAGATGCAGCAGACTATGCCATCTATGACTAATTATTCGAATTTAGAAGCACCAACTCCTATGGCCCCAAAAGACAGACCGGTATAGTATTTCACTTTGTATGGCATATGATTTTAGCAAGATAGAAGAACCTACCCTTCTAAACATATTGATAGATGGATTTAATGAGCTTGGCTACACAACTATAATGGGTCTAAACAATGTTTTTGACAATGCCAAGACATTTTTTGTTTGTGGGCATAGAGTTCAAATTCGTGACAACAAGGTGATTTGGGCACATTGCGCAATGTGCGATATTCACGATGGTGAGGCTTTCAAACAATTGATGGAAATAGCCAAAGCATGCATTGAAGGACGTCACTGTAGCGGCGAAACTGTAAAAATAGCCTGCCCCATCGGTATTCCGAATAACATTAAAGTAAAGTGCTGTTTAGATGAAGCTGACTAAAGAGCATATCTTGGCGTGGGTTGATCGCAATTTTGATGCCTATAAGATAAGGCAAGGTGGCCAAGAAATTGTAATGGCCAACCCATGGGGCGATTCTGGACAACATTTCAATGTTTCGCTTGTAGAACGAATAAGCAAAAGGACTAAACGCAAAGGATTTTGGGTTCACGATTGGCGTCCTGGTCACCAGCAGCATGATGGCTCATTTTTGAGGTTCGTGCAAGAGGTCAAGAAGTGCTCCTTCCATGAAGCTCTTAAAGATGTGTGCGGCAAAAATG